CAGGGTGGCAATCCGCCCATCCCGCTCGACCATCTCCGTTTGCAGATCGAAGGCGCGATTCACCTCGGAGGCGGGCTTGCGCTTCTCCAACGCCGCACGGCAGATATCCGCCGTCAGCGCCCGTTCCGTCTCTCCGGCGAAGTAAGGTCGGAGGTAAGCAACGAACTGATCAAACGATTCCGCGCAGGATTGCCCGTCCGCCATCAGGGATTGGCACGAATCCATAAAAACGTACCATGCCGAGGAGATATCAGAGTAAAAATCCGCTTGCTCAAGCGCAGGAACCATGTCGTTGAAGGTGGCGGGACTGCTGACTCCGATATCGTAGTCGTCATAATAGCGCACCACCTGATAGTCCGTCTCCGCGTTATCGGCACGGAACAGGGTGATCGCGGCATCGGGGTCAGCGGGTCGGTCTACGAGGCTGTTCTCTACCCACTTGCACGACTCGACATCGTTTCCGCGCATGACCGACGGAGCGACACTGACCGAGAACCCCCGGTAGACGCCTTCGTTCACCTTGCGGATGGCGTCCTCGTCCACGACCTTGCAACGGAGCAGTGCGCCATGATCGTCCCAGGTCACGCCCAAAGCAATCGTCTCGCCATCCAGTTCCACGCTGCCGATTGCCGTGCCGACAGCGGACGGCTGGTGCATCTCTCTGACCGCACCCCACTTCATGTAGTCGTCACTGGCGGCGACCATCGCGGAACGCTTCAGGTTCACGCCATCGCCGACCCACGCATTGACGTAGGTGTATCCCTCAACAATCAGGAAGTCTTTTTCGTCGCTTTTCCCGCGCTTGACCTGTTTAAACGGGAAAAACGCCGGGATAGGCTTCCTTCTTTCAATTAATGTTCTCATAGTCCTAACTCCTGAAGGGTGGCAATCCGCATTCCGCCGCCCCAACGTTCGTCCGTCGTCCGTTTCGCCAGTGCAGAGAAATCCAGATTTCCCTCCGCATACGCGGCGAACCGCTCCTCGCCTAAAATCTCACGTTGCGCCGACTCCGATAGCTTGCCGAACAACGTCTCACCGCTCTCAATCGTTGGTCGGGTATCCGGCAAGGAATCATCGCCGGTCAGTTCCGCCCATGACGGCGTTCGTGGCGTCATCACGCAACGGCAGTTCGGATGGCTTTCCAGCGACTCACTGACGCTATGCTCCGTCCCCTGCATCGCCCAACACGCAGGACAGGTTCGGGCGTCACACGCCGCTACCCATGTCCAGCCCGTCACCGTCTCTGGGTTCGCTTTGTAACTCTGCCGCGTCGCTTCGCGCATCGCCCGTAGCGTCTCCGTTCGTGCGATGGTCTCCGCCCTCGCCCGTCCGACGTTCAGCAGGCTATCCAGAACGCTTCCCGTCTCACGCGGATTGATTCCCGCCGCCAACCCGTCCGTCAATGCCGTCGTCGCCGCCTGAACCAAATCCGGCGCGATATCCCCGAACAACTCCGAAAGCGGCGATCCGTCGGAGGCAAACCCGATCAATGCGTTCACGGCGTCCACATCCACCGCATTCCAGTTCAGCGACACGCCCGGAGGTGCTTTTCCCGCCGCCGCTTTCGTCAGGGACTGCGCCGCCTTCTGTGCGTCCGTGATGCCGCTTGCCTGAGCTTCTGCGATGCTTGGCGCGACTTCCGTCCCCAGTGTCGCCAATTCGCCGTTGATCTGCACGATCAGCGATTGGTACCGCTCCTGCGCCATCAACCATCCGCTATCGGGCGTCTGACCACCGTCGAGAGCTTCCTGAATCCGCTCCGTCACCGCATCCCATGCCGTGCGGATTTTCTGTTCCGCCGATTCCCATGCCGCACGGGTCGCGCTTACCGCCTCGTCTTCACGACTCAGCATCGCCGCCCGGTAGTCCGTCAGCGCGGAATTGAGACTTTTTTTTTGTGATTTTCGTTCAATGCGGCTCGTCGGGTCGGGATCAGGCGGGATAACGGGATCAGGAATCTCAAATACGCGGGATAACGGCGTGAGTGTCGAAAGGATAAGCGCCTCATCTCCCCCCTCCACATCCGGTTTGCCATCCGCCTGACGCGCCTCGTTGATCGTCCATTGCCCGCTCCTGATTTTGATCTCGGCGACTTCCGCTCTGCCTTTTGCCGTTTCGGTGTCGGTTCGGACGTTCACGATCTCGCAATCGTCGTAGCCCGCCCGATCCAGAATGTCATCAAGGACGGACTTCCGGTACACCAGCAGGGACTGAACGCCGTTCTCGCCGGTCTGCCGGAACGCGCTTTCCTGACTGACCTTGTACTGCTCCCCGGCAAATCCGATGCTGGCAGGTTGAACGCCGAACATGGCGCAGGTGCGGCGCATCAGCCAGAGTTCGTATTCTTCGAAGTCCTGATCTTTCCGTGCGTAGGAACCCACCTTCTGTGATCCCCCCGGCACAAACTGCACCCGGTTCCTCTGGGAGACATCTCCGCTGAGCATCCCATCGAACCACTGCTGGAACTTGATGATCTGCTCCGCCGTCCACTCCTGCGGCAGGGCAAGCATATCTCCGGGGGTGGTGCCGTCCGTCAGCCACGACAGGTTCCACTGGTCCGCCTTCAATGCCGCATTGACGACCAGCACCAACCATTCCAAGGGCGACTGGAAATAGGGCGAATGGGTTCGGGCATGGATACCGTCGTAGGTCATGTCCTGCCGTCCGAACGTCGCCACCTGCACCCCATACACCCACTGTTCGTAGACGCGATCCCCGTCTAAGGGCGCCCATCCGTAGGCGTCCGTCACAGGGCGAATGGTCGCCGCATCCACCGCTACGCAGGAAAGCCACGCGCCGCTTGCCGCTCTTTGGTGGAACACGCACCCGGCTCCGATGACCAGAACGTCCTCAAGGAGTTTCCCTTCAAAATGGCGGTAAGGCGTCCCGATTCCACCAACGCCCCCCGCATGAGTGAGCAGGGCTTTGGCTTGCTTGAGTCGCAGTTTGGAAACGGTTCTGCCTTCCTTCGCCACGATGTCAATCGGGACGTTGGAGGCCTGCCGCTTGAGTTCGTTGATGCAGTCACGGGCGATGTCGTAGGTATCCGCCAACTGGCGGAGGGTATCGACGGTGACGACGCTTTTGGGGCGACGCTTCGGTGATTGCGGCGTGGAGTAGACAATCGGGGTATCGAACCCATACGCGCCATACGGAGACGGCGCATTTGGGTTTGCCAGCATCGGGACGGGAGTCGCGGCGTTCAACCGGAGCAGTTCCCCCGCCATCGTCTGGGCAACTTCCCGCTTTACGGCATCCACGATCTCGTTTTTGAGGGCGTTTGGGTCAGGCGCAGGAGCGGGTTCCGGCTCCACTGCCGAGACTCGCTTTCGGAACGGATTGTAATCCTGCCATGCCATAGACACCTGAAAAAACAAAACGCCGCCTAAATCCTCCTCGCAGGGAAAAAAGCGACGTCTGGCGTCTATAACAATATTCGATTGCCCACAGTGTACTGCTTCTTAGATTTTTATGCAACTATGCGCCGCGTGAACGCTTCAGGAGCGCTTCTAAGGCGGCAGGATCCTGCCCCCACCCGGACATTCCCTGCTCAATGTTGTCCACATGAGCAACCAGATATCGCGCGGCATCCATTCCATGGTCGTGGTCTTTCTTGGGTTCCTCGCCTTTTTTCCGGTTGGCGCCTGTATCCCAGATGTAGGAATCGAACTCCTCAATAGAGTTTGTCGGTTTCTTCGCCGTCACCAGATGATCATCGCGCTGGATCAGACCGTCCGATATCCACAGGATGCGCGGCTTTCCGTCTCCCGCCGGTCGCAACCGGGCTTTCACTGCCTGAATGCCGTCAGTAACCCCCTTGTACGCCTTAGTCGTCCTGATGCCCAGATGCCGTTCCAGCGTCGCTCGATCTTCTGCGTCATGGTCACAAATGAGAGCGGACGGGTTCGGCAGTTTCATCCCCTTGATCAGACGCGCTGCATCCTCCACCAGCGTCTGCGTCTGATACATCTCCCGCAGTCGGAACAATCGCCCGTCCGAATCCTCCGCCCATTCCTGCCAGACGAACGGGTTGGTGAACCCGAAGTCCACCGACCAGAACCGGCGCCATTCCTCCCACTGGGGATAGCGCGAAACGAACTCGGCAATCGTCAGCGTGTGGATCGCCGGATCGAACTCCTCGTAGACAATACCTTCCGCTTGCACCCATCGCCCCAATCGGAAGCGCATATACCGGACGCCCGTCAGCGAGTCCAGTGCGGCGATGTAGTTGGTTCCGAATGGGGTAACCGCGCCGGTTCGCGGATCATAGAGGGTCGGGTTGTCCTCATGCCGGGATTCGATGAACGTGAGTTTGTCCGTCTGCCCTCGCAGGTACAGCCAGTGACGGGGCGAGTCCGGGTTCGTGTCTCCCCCTATCTGCTGGTACGGCATTCGATTGTTTCGGAGGCGCGTTTTGAGCGTTTCCCACTCCGCTTCCGTCAGTTCGATGGCTTCCGGCACATAGATCAGGTCGTATTCGGTGGACAGGATACGGGTCGGGTTGTCCATCCCCCCGACCGCCAC